CACCTTCGGCTTTGAGAATCTTGGGATTTGCATACTCTGCGTCTTCGCCATAACCTGACTCATAGAATTTCTCGCCAGTTGTCTTCATATCCATAACGAGTTCTGTCTCGCCATTTTCAACTCCAATATGTATTTCACCTTCAGCGTCGATGCATTTTCCACCAGAGCCTGTTGCTTCAAGTGTTATGTCGCCATTAATAATATGTATATCGCCATCGGCTTTGATGCAACATGATTTGTAAGAATCTGGTTCGCCATCAGAATTGGTGTAAGTGTCGCCATTGGAATTTGAGAGGATATTGATAATACCGTCGTTTATGATAATGTTGCCATCTACTTTGATGCCACGACCAGCGTCGTTGCTGACGGGAAGAGTGATATCCAATTTGCCGTCAAACATTTCAAAATTGCCATCAGCACCAATTGCTGTACAATAAGTTGCGTCGTAACCATTATCCAATTCTTCCAAAGTAAGTGTACCTGATGAAACTATAGTTATATCGCCATTGATGATGGTGATGTTGGTGTCCGATTTCAACCCTTTTGATGCAGCAGCGCTGTGGTTGATGTTCAATGTGACACCATTAATAATAATGTCGTTATCGGAAGAGATGCCGTGTTTTTTGCTAGAGTTGACAGTCAATGAACCGCTGCCACTGATGACAGTGGTTCCTTTTGTGTTGATAACAGCCTTGCCATCGCTGTCGGTGTTGTCTGTGAGAAAGTTTGTTGTTCCATTTGTAACGATGATTTCTCTCCCAACTTCTTTAGTAAGATTCAAAGGCACGTTTGAAGAAGATGTGATGTCGACGCCATTAAGAATCAATTTGAAATCGGTGTCACTTTCTAATGAGAAAGAACCGTCTGATGTTTTTCCGCTGAGGCAATATTGAAGGTTTTCTATACCTGCATTTGTCACGATGCCGACGTTGGCACCATCGACGTTGACAACGAAATCTTCTGACTCTATTTCGTGAAGGACTTTCGCAGAGTTATCGAAAAACTCAATATAAATCATAGATGGTTCGATGTCTTGAACAGGTCTGAAGACTATGCTGTCGATCTTCTCTACTGATAAATTGTTGCTGCTTCCATTTTGGAACATAAGCATTTCCAGCATATTTGTGGTAAAGTTCAAAGAGTCTAATTCATCAACTTTATATGTTGTTATAGTTCCGTTGGAATTATAAACCCACATTGCGTTTTGAGCCGACAATCCAAAAGATATTATCAGACTAAATATCAAAGCATAAAATATATTTTTCATATTTTGTTGAATTTTAATGTTTTATAGGGCACAAAACGAAGTGTAAAAAAGCGATTTTTCAAAAATGCGTATAAGTAATATGATGTTCAAAGAGTTATGTTAAAAAGGCGTCTGAGGCGATTAAAACGAAGCGTTTACATTGGTTTAATTTTGGTTTAATTTTAGGCCTTAAATAGGGTAGGAGGGCTTATATTTGCTTTAAAAGATGGTTGTATGGTTTTACATGCAGCCATCTTTTTGTTTGTTATACTTAATTATTTGTGTTTTAAAGCGTTTGCTCTCTTTTATTTGTGCTTTGGGGTAAATTGATGCTGTAGTATGTGGCAGGGTAGGAGGGGTGATGTTTAAATGAGCTTTTATGGCGATTTTAACAACTGGGGTTACAATTGGGGTTACACTTAGGGGTTACATTTTTTAAAAATAGGGGTTACAGATTTAGGTTTTTTGAGGGTTCTACAGGACATAGGGAACATGCCATTTTAAAGTGGTAGATAGGGGGAAACATACCATTTGCGATACTCCAATTTTTTGAAAATTTTGTCTAAAGTGGTGTTTTTTAGAGATTTCAGTAAAAATAGTATGTGAATTAGAGGGGGTACACCCTATTTATGGTTGTTAAGAGTGTGTAAATTATAACATCTCATTCTATGTTCGTGATTGTAACCTTTTAAGTATTGCTTTTGTTTCTCTGTATTCTTCTGCTTCTGGGATGTCGATGAATGTGGCTTCTATATGATTATTCTTAACAACGTCTTTTATCTCATCTAAGGTTACATTGAAGAATTCTTTTCGAGGATTGACCATATTTACTTTGTGCGATTCGAATTGATTGTGTAATGCAGCTTCTAATTTTGGTGCGTCTTCCGAGAAGATCATCGCGTGTATGTCAAATGAAAAAGGAACTGAGGCATCACCGAGTTCTTTAACCCTATCCTCTGGTTCTAATCGTCTTGTCATACCAATTTTATATACATTTTCTCCAAATGAACCTATGTTAGAGATAACGTAAACATGACCTCTCTTTGTTTGTTGTGCCATTGACATGGCTCGTTCTTTTCTTGACAGAGCTTCTCTTAATTCGTTTTCCAAATTCTGTATTTTCTCTAACAGTTTTGTGTGAGCATCTCCTGTTGCGATTTCGGCTTCTTTTCTTGCTTTTTCTAAGGCTTTTTTGTACATCTGCTCTTCTTTTAATGCTTCCGCCTCTGCTTTTTCAAATTCTTTTCGAGCACGTTCTTCTTCTCGTAGAGCTTCTTGTGCGGCTCTTTGTTGTTCTTTTTCTTTCTGTTTCTTTAGATTGTATTCGTGTTCGAGTGTTAATTGCTCAATTTTTAATCTCTCATATTCGTTGGTAATCAATATTGAAAATGTTTCTCCTTGTTTGTTGAGAACTTCACGAGATTTTAACATCCTTTCTTTTATCTGCTCAAAATTATTCCATTTTACTTTAGATATTAAAGCGTCGCATTCGTTGTTATATGCTCTTAGGATGATTTTCTGATATGATTTTACCACCTTTTGACCCTTAGATGCGCTTCCATCCATTGTGAAAACAGTGTAACATATTGCGGCTTTATTAGACTGTATCATTGCCTTTTGTTTGTCAATATTCAATGATAGTTTTGTTTTGTATTCTTCAGATGTAGAAAAGTCGTAAATTGGAGTGTAAATACCGCTCTCTATAATATCAAGTCGTGATTCGTAAACTGATAAGATTTCTTCAATAGATGATATTTGTTTGTTGTATTCTGCAATAGTTTTTTCTGAATCAGATATTTCGTTCAATAATGAATCTAATTCTGAAATTTTCTTGTTATATTCATCCTCAATATTGATTATTGGAGAGTACTTTTCTTCGATTTTTTTTAATGCATCATTTTGTCTCTTGAGTTCAGTGTTTTCTTTTGATTTATCTTTTAATCTGCTACTCATAAGAATAAGTAAAACGGCTGCTATGATAATTGTTATTATCAACATATTATTTGGCTTTAAAATTAACTATTCTAATCTGATTACACCGATAACTAATGCGACTGCGTGAATTGCTGAAATTGGTAATTCAAATGGGTCGTATTTTTCATTATCTGATACAATGAGGATATGGCTCTCATCATGACCAGGTTTGATACGTTTAATAAGTGCTCCTTGGTTGGTGTCAAGCACGTAAACTTTATTCCATTGGAAAAATAGGTTGTTCATGCTAATACGCTGACAGGCGACAATGTCTCCCGAACTGTATTTTGGATACATACTTGAACCTTTTACAGGTATGAGAAAATCAGCTCCTTTAAATACCGGTACAACGTATCTGTCGCATTCATATTCAAGAATGGTATTGTCGCAAGTGAGTGCTCCTGCCATAGCTTCTATAGGTATAAGAGGTATGCCTTCTTTGGGATTGTTTGTTAGTCGGGCAATAGGATGATTTTTCTCTTCTTTTTTTGTTGTGGCGAAATCTTTTGTTGTTTTATATATCTCCCCGTATCCTGTCATAAGCCATTCTATGCTAATGTTTGGATATGTTGTAATGAATTTAGTGATAATTTCTTCCGTTATACCTGTCTTACTTTCCAGTGTTCCCCTTGATACACCTATCTGAGTGTAAAATTCTCTTTTACTAATACCTAAAGTATCAACGAATTGCAAAATCCTTTGCTTAATTGGCGAAATATTTTGTTTTTTTTCTTGCATCTGGCGAAATCTTTTGTATATTTGCAACGTGTTTGAAAACAAACAAGCGTCCAAAGATACGAAAATTTGGGAATTGTTAAACGTAAACTAAATAATATAGGTGATGGCAAACGAAAAAATGACATTAGAACAATGCAAAAAAGAACTTGAGCTCGAAAAAGGTCAGGTCGATATGCTGCTGAAAATGCTCGAAGAGCGAAACAATGAACTCGAAGATCGTCGCAATAAGATGAATGCGCTCAAGGAACTTCTTGTAAGCAAGTCTTGCGCTTATGAGGATGTTGACTTCTACAACGCGGCAATAGAACTGGTAGGTTTGAGAGAAGTCGTCAAATGTAAAATAGATTTGAGACTTCAACTCTGGGAAGAAGACTACGCATTTTTAACAGATAATTTAAAGGATTGAATCATGAAACGATATATTGAAATAACGAAGTCTGTTCGTGAGGATTTGAGAAACATCTTCAACTGTACCGATATGATGATATTGAATGCGCTGACATTCAAACGTAACACAGAACTTGCACGTAAGATTCGCAAGGTTGCTCTTGATAAGAACGGCATTCTTATGACTAAGCTTCCGTCGGTTGAGACTTTTCACGACAATGACAACTATATGCGCCAATATATTCCTAACGGTGCGGTGTTGGAGTTTAACAAGAACACTGGCGAGGGTGTAGTGTACTTTGACGGTAAGGCGGTGAGACATTATGACGATGTTTCTATCACCGATATAGAACTTATTCAAGAATATGCGTCAACATTGAAATAAGGAGGCGGTCATGGAATACTACGGCAACACATTATGCATTTCGGCACGTGAACTTATAGGTAACGGTATTATGTCAGAACCTAACTATAAGCAGCTTTCTGCACGTGGACGTATTGATGTTGTGCGCCGTGGTGGAAGGAGCGGATATGCTCTTGTTTCTGTGAGCAGCCTTCCTGATGCATATCGTGAAAAAGTCAACGCATTGTATCCAGATGCTTCGTTAGAGGTATTGTATGCCTGGATTGAGGCGAACTATGAGACAGATCAGGCAGCTGTCGCTTATTTCTCTGACTGGAGAAACAGTTGCGGACATGACTTTGCTACAGATGCTCACGTTGCCGAATATGTCGCAAATGCGAGCGTTCTGAACGCCTGCATAAAACTTTATAACAATGCCAAGGCGATACACAAGACAATGGGACTGAAATACGACTGGAATAAGATGTCGCAGGTTGTGGAAGGTTACAGGGTCAAAGTGGGTCATACGTTGCCTTCGAGTATGCTTCGTTTTAGAAAAAAGGTCAACGAATATCAGGAATGTGGATATTCTTGCCTTATAAGCGGTAAGTTCGGCAACCAGTCACGTAGAAAAGTTGACCACAAGACCGAGAGACTGATAATATCCATAGCTGCTTTGCCTAACAAACCATTCAATATAAGTGTATGGGAAATGTATAATGCATTTGTCTGCGGTGAACTGGAGGTCTATGATGTCGAGACTGGAGCATTGTTCAATCCTAACGAATGGACTGATAAGAACGGTGAACCGATATCGTTAAGTGAAAGCACAATTGCCAATTATTTGAACAAACCTAAGAACCGTGTGCTTATAGAGCAGCGCACAACGTCATACACGACATTCATGCATGAACAAATGCCACATGTCCATCGTCATGCTCCAGAGTTTTCATTTTCTAAAATATCATTTGACGACCGCGACCTTCCTCGCAAATTGGCTGATTCCAAAGCTCGTCCAAAAGCATATTATGCATACGATGTTACAAGCCAGTGTGTTGTCGGATATGCCTATAATCGTCACAAAAATGTGGATTTGGTTACAGACTGCTTCCGTTCTATGTTCCGTCTGATAGAACGAAACGGGTGGGGCTGTCCGGCGCAGGTAGAGGTGGAAAATCACCTTATGAGCCAATGGAAAGATAGTTTTCTCAGAGCAGGTGTATTATTTCCGTTTGTTCGCTTCTGTGCTCCTATGAATTCTCAGGAGAAATACGCAGAACCTCTTAACGGTGCAAAGAAGCGTAGCATAGAGCATAAGAACCATCTCGGCATCGGTCGTTTCTATGCTAAAAGCAGAGCATATAGAACCGAATCTGTCAAAGTTTTCGATGCATATAATGACACATACGAAGAGAAACAATATTACTCATGGGATGAACTTATCGCTGACGACATCCGTGATATTCAGGAGTTCAACAACTCCCTTCACCCGAACCAAAAGAAATATCCTGGCATGACTCGCTGGCAGGTTCTTGAGGCGAATATGAATCCTTCATTACAGCCTATGGATAAGTCGGTATGGGCTCGCTTTATAGGCGACCATGTAGAGACTACCATCCGTAGAAACAGTTACTGTCGGGTAGCTTATAAAGATTGGTGGTTGAGTAAGACGGATGTAATTGAAAAATTATATCCTAACAATTGGAAGGTTGACGCTTACTACCTTACCGACGAATCAGGAAAGATTACGGATGTCTATATTTTCCAAGATGACAGATTGATTGACAGACTTGAGGATGTTGGCACATATAACACCGCTGATTCGGAACAGACAGATGAGGACAGAGCGATATTTAAGGAACAGCAAAGAAAGATAGCAGGATTTAAGAGCTATATAAGCCGAAACGAAATAAAGAGTGTAGGAATCTCGAAGGCAGAACCTATGCTGGAATATAAGCGAGAAGAGATGGAATTACCATCAATAGATGATGATATGATTCTTGTTAGGACTGATAATTTTGATTATACAAGTATAGCGTTAGAATCCCTTTAGAATAGCATTAGAACAACATTAAAAGTGAGATATATGATTACTGCAGAAATTAAAAAACAGATTCTCGAGGCTATAACAGCCAATAGAGTAAACTATCCGAGTGATGCCAAGCATGCCGCTTCATTAGGTATTGCAACCTCGGTTTACAGTTCTATTAAGAACGGACAGACCGATAAGGCATTAAGTGAGGCGAATTGGATAACAATCGCGCGCAGGTTGGGTGTCAATCTTCGTGGCGGTATTGAATGGAAAGCAGCAAGAACAGCGACTTTCGATTTTATAAGCACACAGTTAGAGGCTTGTCAGAATGCCGGACTCAGTGCTATCCTTTGCGATATCCCGAATATCGGCAAGACATTCACGGCACGTTATTATGTCAAGGGACATCGCAATGCTGTTTATATTGACTGTTCTCAAGTCAAAACCAAACAAAAACTTGTGCGTAAGATAGCGACAGAATTCGGTGTAAACGGCAATGGCAGATACAGCGATATATATGAGGATCTTGTTTACTACCTCCGTTCAATAGAAACTCCGCTTATTGTTCTTGACGAAGCTGGCGATTTGCAGTATGATGCATTCCTCGAACTTAAAGCATTGTGGAATGCCACGGAGAGGTGCTGCGCTTGGTATATGATGGGTGCTGACGGACTGAAGGCAAAGATAGACCGTTCAATAGAACATCAGAAGGTCGGTTACACCGAAATGTTTTCCAGATATGGAGATAAATACAGCAGAGTGACTCCAGCGGACAATAAAGACCGTGAAAAATTCCTGATGGATCAGGCTGCTGTGGTTGCTAAGGTGAATGCGCCTGAAGGAACGGATATAGCAGCTATGGTTCGTAAGACTGCTGGCGGACTTCGCAGAGTATATACAGAGATTGAAAAACTTAAAATGGCGTAATCATGGCGAAGAGAGCTTATAGTCCAAAAGATGTGGCGAACATAAACCATAAGGTGTTGCCTTTGACTGGTAAGTGGAAAGATACGTTTGGAGAACCTGAACAAGGTGACACCTGGTTTATTACCGGTCCGAGTGCAAGCGGCAAGAGTTCCTTTGTCATGCAACTTGCGAAAATGCTTTGCGGTTTTGGTCATGTTTTATATGTCTCCTTAGAGGAAGGTGTCGGAGTGTCGATGCAGCGCAGGCTTGCTGACTTTAAGATGCATGAGGTTCAAGGTTCATTCCGCATCATTACTGATGGTGATATTGAAGAGCTGGCAAATAGATTGGCAAAACCCAAGAGCGCAAAATTTATTATTGTGGATTCATACCAGTTCGCATACGAAGTAGGTTGGGAATATCATATTACGGCTGCACTTATAGACCGCTTTCCTAAAAAGACATTCATATTCGTAAGTCAAGAGGACAAAGGTAAACCACTTGGTAAACCTGCAATCAGACTGAAATATAAGGCAGGTGTCAAGGTCAGGACGCAAGGTTTTAGGGCGTATTGCCAAGGTCGATATTCAGGCAATGTTTCTGAATACTTTACAATCTGGGAGGAAAAAGCGGTAGAAGTATATAATGAGAAATCAAATAATTAAAATAATTATGGGAAAGAAGAAAGTTTACATCAGCGGTGCTATAGAGCATCATGATTTGAAAGAGAGAAAAGAAATATTCAGAGCAGCAGAGGTGGATTTGGTTCTGGCAGGATATGAAGTAATCAATCCGTTTAATAATGGAGTGCCACAGACAGCGCACTGGAGAGAACACATGAGGGTAGATATAGGTTTGTTGCTTGCATGCGATTATATCTATATGCTTCGTGGCTGGGAATTGTCGAAAGGTTGCAAGTTGGAACTTGATGTGGCAAGCAGCTGTGGCATTGAAGTGATGTTTCAACACGATGAATTATGAGTAGAAAAAAAGATATGACCGAGCATTATGTTGAGGTCAACGCAAAATTAAACGACCTCCAGTGCCGTTTGGCGAGCCTTGAGCGAGAGAAGGACGGTATGCTGTATGAGGTGTATATGAGGGAACGCAGCGCACTCAACCATAAGATAGAATGTCTTGAGGCTCGTATCTCTGGAAAATGGAAAAAAGTAAATGAAACTTATGATTGTAAAGGATATGAATAAGGTTGTAAACAAAATAAGTGATAGACAGCGACGCAGTCTGTTCTACCTTTTCAAAAGCATGAAGTTTAATGATGATATGCGTCATGACTTCATTTTGGATTATACAAATGGTCGTACCGACAGTCTGAAGGAACTTGACTATATAGAAGCTCAGGAAATGATACGCTACCTGCAGGAACTTGGCAGAACGCCACAGACCAGAAAGTATAAGTCTGAATCTGACAGACTCCGTAAAGGAGTGATAAAGGCCATCGGACAGTATTTTGAGGATAGCGGAATGAACGTAAGTCTTGACTATATAAAATCTACTGCCATACGTGCCGCAGGAATTGTTCCGACAGGTTTTGTAAGTCACGATTTCAACAGAATACCGGAAACGACCCTTACAAGAATATACAACGAGTTCTGCCGGAAGCAGTCGGTTATGAGGGTCAAAGATAGAATACCAAAAATAGGACTTAACTAAAAACGTGTTATTATGAATCAAAACGCTCAAGACAAAGTATTAAAAGCAGGTTTTACAGTCATAAGAACTGATGACTTACCTAATATCAGAATAAAGAAACTAAAAAGAGCAGGTGTTTGGGAAACATTAGAAAACTTTCCTACCAAAACGGCTCGAGACAGAAAAATTAAAGAATTACTTAAAGATGATTTAACTATTGAGGATTAATCTTAAATACGAATAATTATGGACGGAAGAGAAACTATTTACGTAACTGCGGACGAGATGGCTGAGTTCCTAAAGTTCCAAGCAGAAAAGGCAAAGAAAGCCGAGGAAGAAAGAGTCAAGGCAGAAAGAGAACAATACAAACAGCTTGTGGATGAGGAGATAGATGCTTCTATTCCTATATTGCTCTCAATAAGCGACGAAATTAAAAAGAGTAAGTCAAAGGTAATGGATAACTTCAAGACCATTCTTCAAATGAAGTCGGAGTTGTTCAAGACCAAGGTTAAGGATGATCAGCGCAGTCATACCTTTACCAACAGTGAAGGCAACAAACGAATTTCACTTGGTGTTCATGTTACAGATGGTTACAGGGATACAGTTGAAGATGGTATTGCCATTGTAAAAGAATATATCTCAAGTCTTGCTAATGATGAAAAAACAGAAGCCTTAGTTAATATGGTATTCCGTTTATTGGCTCGTGATGCAAAAGGAACACTGAAGGCAAGCCGTATTGTTCAGCTGCGCAAGGTCGCTCAAGATGTAGGTGATGAACGTTTCCTTGAAGGTGTGCGTATTATCGAAGATAGTTACCAGCCGAAAATAAGCAAGCAGTTTATCAGAGCTGAGATTAAAACAGAAAACGGAGTGTGGAAAACCATTCCACTTGGAATGACAGAATCTTAATAAATAGTTATGGCTAAGAGACGAGGAGTAAGTTATCAGAAACGTGTTGCGGATATTAATGCGATATATGACAAATATGCTAAATTGGGTTATAGTAACCGCGAGATTTGGCGTAGATACGTATATCCTGTATATCCTGTGTCGGAGCGCACTTTCTATAACTTGCTCAAAGCGTCTTGCGACCCTAAAAATGAGATACCTAAAGAATTAACCTTGTTTTTTGACTTTGGTGATGAACAGTGAAGTGCAAAGAATTTTCCGCAATATCATCAATGATATAGCGGTCGAAATGAAAGAAGAATTTGACCTTAATTTTGAAAGAGAAGCTTTCTTTAGCGAGAAATGGCAAAGGCGAAAATCCCCAATTCGCAATAAGGACAGAGCGATACTTACCGATTCCGGAAGACTGCGCTCAAGCATATCAAGCAGAACCACTGACCACAGCATTACATTTTACACAACACTTCCTTATGCAGAAATACACAATGACGGTGGAGAGATAGTGGTGACCAAACGTATGAAAATGTTCTTCAGATATAAGTTTTATCAGGCTCAAAAGATGACACGAAAATCCGCAAGGAAAAGAAGAGGTTCGTTGTCGGATGGTGGTTTTTATGCCTGGACTGCCGATATGAATATGAGTCCTGATGCTGAGTTCTGGAGACTGATGTCCTTGAAGAAGGTTGGCAGTACAATCGTAATTCCACGCAGACGTTTCCTTGGAACTTCTCCAGAAGTCGAGAAGAAGGTCAGAGAAATCATAGAGGATAATATTACAGAATATTTTAATGTAGAATTTGAAATAAACAGAAAATGAGAAAAGAATTATATCAATCTATTTGCCGCAATTTGAATACATTGTATAAAATGTCTAATGGTGATATTGTCAGAGTTTGGGAAAGAAAGGACGTTCCAAAAGGAGCGCAGCGCATTATCAATCATATTGACTTATGGAATCACAATGTTGAATTCATCGAGCAGGAAGAGAGCTGGTCATGTCCTGCTGTATTTGTAGAGTTTACTCCTATCAAGTGGAGTGAAATAGTGCCAGGTCTGGAATATCGAGCAGAGCCGTTTGTGAAATTGCATATAGTTACCGAATGGAACGGGTCTTCTGCTGACGGCAGTGAACTGTCGGAAGAAGCCTTGACAGTGTTCGAATTACCTGAGATAATTCATTCGGCCTTGTCATTAATGGGTGGTTCTAAATATCTTACTTTTGATTTGGTGGAAAGTCAAACCAATCATAATCACGAGGATATTGTAGAGAATATAGAAGTTTATCAATGTGTGGCAATTAAAAGAATAAAACAAATTTAAAAGTGAAAAATATGGAACTTGCTGAACTTATAAATGAGGCTTTAAAGCTGACCAAGAAAGACAAGATGCGTCTTGTGAACGAAGTCCTCGTATCGATGTCGTCAAAGGACGGAAGAAAGATGCCCGTATATCGTGCATTAGAGGTCTTTGGAGATGTGTACAGGCGTTTTAAAAACACAGAATACAACATCAGTAAACCGGACTACAAATGGATGCACGATCTATTGTTAAAAATAGAGACAAAAGTATTGGAGAGACAACAGTGTGAGTTTATCGACGATGATGCTCTTATAGATAATTTAAAAGCTTATTTAACGGCGGTTAGAAACATGTCGAACTCTTGGTATTTTGCCAACAGGTTTACTCCGGAAGGACTCTCTAAGGATTTCCAAAAGATATATGGCAACATTTCAAATAGGAGCAGTTATGAACGAACAAAAACAGCTTTCGATTATCTCTAAAAAGGACTACGAACCCAAGGCGTTGTCACTTGCCATGCGAGAAGCCGGAATTGATACGGTGGCGAAGTCTGTGCGAAGCGATGTGGTTTCCGTAAACAGGCTTGTCAGGGAACTCGGATATAAGGAAACCGCTGCGCTTATCGTGATGCAGCTGGCTCGGCTTGAGATGATGTTGAACGTTTCAAAGCAGATGCATCCAGAAGCGATGGCTGAGACTGCAACAATGGTCGTGGATTCGTGTATTAACGCCGGTGTGGGCGTTAATGCAGCCGACATTGATATAATATTCAAGAGAGCGTTAAAAGGCGAATATGGCAAGATTTACGGCGGTATTTCGAGTGCTGAGGTGCTGAGGTGGTTTAATGAGTATTACGTTGAGAAATCAGAAGCTTGTGTTCAATACAACATTGAAAAGTCGAGCGAGTATCGTTATTATTCGCCTCGATCGTCAGAGCTGGCGCAGCACAAGGAACAAGAGTACCACAGAGCAGCTGCCGATTATTACAGGAATCTGATGAACAAAAAAAAGAAATGAGAAAGGGAGACCAATCAGCGGTCTCCCTTGGTTTTTAATAGCAATGGCAACTATGATGCATTTTGGTGAGTATATAGCATCATGTCTGTATAGTGAGCATTATAATTAACAGTAGCGTTAAATTCAGCCTTGGTGCAATTCTTGAAAGGGTTGCCGATTTGGTTCTCTCCGAGCCATTCGCATAGTTCCAGGATCGAAGATTTGTTTGAGGTGAAATATACAAACTGATGTCCTGAAAGAACGGTCAGCACATCGAGATAATCTGACAATTTCCAATACATATTGTAGGTGCCGACTTCTGTGCTCAAATAAGGAGGGTCAACAAGAAAAACAACATTCTGTTTGTCTTTGTACTGAGCAAATAGCTCTTTGTAGTCGCATGATACAATAGTGATGCCCTCAAGGTAGTCATTTGAAACAGGATAGTCTGATTTGCGTATGTTGTTGTAAAGAGCTTCTTTCTTCATTTCAGATATACTCAACTTGTATTTCATAGAGAATAAAAGAGAGGATGAAATGGTTACAAAGTCGATGTAGCCGTATGTCTGTTCTTCCTGTTCCAGACGTTCAAATATGCGTTCTCTTTTGTCTCCTTTGATACAGGTGTGTTTTGGCATATTGCCTATAATGGTGCGTAGATCGGCGAGCAGTTTGTTGGTACGATGGACGTTTTCTAAACGATGACGATAATTGTCAAAATCGTTAAATATGACTTCTGCATTAGGCTTCTGACATTTTGTAATATGTGATAATAAGCCCGAACCGCCAAACAGATCAACAAATATTGCGTCGTCTGGATATTGTTTCAGTACATTGATAAATTCGCTTGCGAACATTCTCTTTTGTCCAACAAATGGCAATGGAGCTGATAAATAGTGTTTTTTCATACATTCAAATTTTCTGCAAATGTATGGTGCTAAATCAGATTGTTTTTGTTCTTTGGTGTTATTTACACTGCAAGCAAATTGCAGTCGCTTTTAAAACGTCTGATGATGTCATAAACTGTGCGTTCGCTTATATCGTATTTGTCGGCGAGAACGCTTACTATATATGTTGTCTTTTCTCCTTTGTTGTATAGGCTTTGGTATTCTTTGTAAAGTTCGATATATTCAACATCTTCTATCCTTATTCCTGCTTGCCGGAAGTTCTTCAGCAATTCTTTGTTTAAGTTTAAAATTTCAATAACTTTCATTTGTTAAAAATTTGTATCTTTGCACCGTCTCACTTATTTATGCGTTTACGCAAAAAAAATATTGCATACCACGAATTGGGTTTACCCCCGGTCTTGCGGTATGCAATTTTTGTTAATAAGTAAGTGAGACGACTTTTTAACAGGCTGGGGGCTTTTTTTATGCTCCCCATGAAAATGTCATTGATACAAATCCAAATTGAAAGAATCCTTTGCTTTCCAACACTCTTCTAATGTTGTTTGAATGTGCAGCGCAGCTTTCGTATAGAAGTCTTTCAACTGTTCTATCGAACTGAACTTATAATAGCATGGTTCGTTGTCAGTGCCGAACTTGAATGTTACAGGCAGTGATGCGCCTAAAGTCTGAACGGCGAGATCGTATGCTACTTTATAATTGAACTGGTTCTCTTGAGACAGCCATACATTCATGTCATTCCAAATGAATCCAGTCAGAATGATGTTGTCAGTTTGTTCGTTGATCCATGAAATGACTGTATGTCTGATTTCTTTGCTGTCTGGCTTGTGGTCGAATTCGTGTTCCATATAATTGACATTTCCGTTGTCCTGTTTTTGGATGTCCCAACGGATACGCCATTTGTCTTTAGCCGGATTTGTACACTCAAGTAATTTGACATCGGCTGTTCCTTCTACTCTGTTCATAGTCTGTTATTTTAGGTGAATACATATTTTGTTCTTCCTTTGCCGAAGGTCTCCGATCTGATTGTTGTCTCGAAAGGAAATCCGTCTGGCATTTCACTGATTTGCTGAAGGATGTTTTTCATCTCTTCAGAGTTTGTAAAAAACTTTTTAGGTTCGCCATTAACTTCAATGGCTACTACGCATCTGTCTTCTCCCTGGCTTGTCTTGACTCCGGTTTCAAAGTCTTTGACAACGATAGGGAGGTTTACCAGTTCGCGGATGCTTACCATCGCACCTGAAAATCGCTTCTTGCCATCTTCGGGCTTATAAGCGACATTAAGATCTTTAAATGATTTCATTTTCTTGCCTGTTAATTTGTGATATAATGTTTTGCAATTGGCGTGTTTTGCCATGCCATAAAAGCTTGCTGCCAGGATATCGCGTCTTCTCCTGCTTTTGACGCAATGCATCTTCCTTGCGAATTTTTGTTTGATGCGTTTACGCAGACGAACGTGATCAGGATATATCACATATCCTAAGAAGTCGATGCCTTCCTCTACAGGGAAGATTCTTTCGTTGTATTTCACCTTGAGTTCGATTGACTCAATTCTGTTATGGACGACATCGCGAATCTTCCATAAATCTGATTTGGAACCTCCGAGTATGACACCATCATCACAGTACCGATAAAAGTGTTTGATACCGTAATGGTCTTTTAGATAATGGTCTAAATACACCGACAACAACAGATTTCCAAGACCTTGAGAAGAACGCAATCCGATACTTAGTCCGGAAGGCATCATCTTTACGAAACCATCAAGCATATTGATGAGTTTTCTGTCTTTAAATACTTTGTTTACGGCATACATTACGAAATCTTGACTGACACTTTCATAGAATTTAGAGATGTCGAATTTGTAACAGAACCTTGTTCCTTCAGGGTCGTTCTGCAAATCACGTTTGATGTACTTCATGAGGTCGTGCATCCCTCGACCTTTGATGCTTGCTGAAGTTGTTCTGATAAATCGTTTTTTCAGATGTTTGTCAACGACAGCCATTATAGCATGTACGGCGATGCGGTCTTTCATAGTCAGAACCTGAATGCGTCTGAGCTTGCCGCCTTCTTTTATGGTTCGTTCCCTATAACCGCTAATCTTGAAAGAACCATCTGCTATTTGAGATGTCAGTTCTTGAATTACTTCTTCTCTGTGCATGAGAAGGTTTTTCCCTTGGCGACTCTTTTTTCTTTTAGTGCCACGGAGTACCTGGTCAAACGACTCGGACATATTCGAGTAGTCTGTGATTTCCTCTATTATGTAACCTTCTCTTTTCATACTGAAGCTTTCCTTCCTTGAGTCCAAGTTCTTCGAGTCTTGTTGCGACCTACCAAACTCTACTCATCAATCGTTTTTTTTCAGCTTTCCAGATAAATCTGCTATTGCTGCGGCTCATTACCCCTCGGCACGACCCTGATGACACGTCATCGATGTTGTACGCCGATTAAAAGTTTTGGTTGTTTGCCAGACGCGACCCGATGTTCGTGTTCGAGTTCGAAGCATCGTTATTCGCATTCGCATTCGACACACCGCCATTCGCATTCGCGTTGTTGTTGCCACGATAAACCACACGGCTTATGGGGAACTCCGCCTCGGCTGCAAATTTACTGAATCACAAAACATATATTTTAAAAATGAAATCTTTTTTTAGTTTAAAACTATTGACAAAATTTAAAAATGTTGTATCTTTGCATCAACGATTCCGTAGCTAATGACTACCGATTCGTTGATAGCGGAGGCTGGCCATTGGTCAGCCGTCTGTTTTTTTATAGAGTAGTGTAATGTTCCCGTCATTGTCTCTTAACCATATCTCATCAATGTCTTCTCCGCTGTGAATTCTGTTTAGGATACTTCTTCTCATGTAGCGTTCTGTCAAATTAGGCTTGTCAATGATGATTCTGTTTGACTGCTTGAGTCCGTGGGATAGCATGTTGGAGAATGCTCGTTTTGGATTATCAGTAACAAAACCTTCGTGTTCGTACCATAATCCGTCAATCCTTAAATCAGGACATTTGCCTTCGTATTTAGTTCCTATCAAATCGTTATAAATACATTCGTATTTAAATTTTGATGGACGGGACATTTTTGGCGTAAGTTCAACAACCAATCCTTTTTCTGCAAAATATTCGGCTATTTGATATAGCTTATTGTAGTCACTATCATTCTGATTGACCAAGCGGTTTATTTTGATTATACCGTTTTTGTGCTTGATTTCAATATCACGATTTTCGTAGCAGCTTCTGACAAGCATACACGCAGCGCATACCTCATTGTCTGGAATGAAAGGTTTTGCGAGACTGAATTTGCCTTTGGCTATGTCGCAGTCACGGCATTTCTGTATCGTGTATGGATTGTAGTCTGGCATCGCCTTCTGTTGTATGCCAGGATTAAATCTGAAGAGACCTCTCGTGTCCTTTCCAGTAGCTGCATCACCGCGCGACATGGCTTCATCGTGGTCGGTTGCTTCATATTTTGACTTCCTTACCTGTACGACAGTACAGCGGCAATTCCAACCATTAGGAGGAAAGAATGTCTCCCAGAAAGAATCCGTTATCGGCAGCGTTACCCTGTTGAGTGCAGCGTGTTCCGGACGCACTCTCTTGTCTCCGGCGGTTCTGTACTGAAGATAATATCTGTCGCCGTACTGTTTGAATTCTTCCCATTTGGCAGCCATCGTAGCAGACGAATTAACGAAGTTGTATTCTGCACGTAGATAGTTGCTGTTGTATTTTGCATCTATCTTACGAACGTCGTTCAAAAAGCGTTCGAATGTTTTTCTATTGCCGTTCTCATCAAGCAGTGAGGGAAATGCCTCGTTAAGCTCGTGGAATGTTTTCATGCCTGAAAATATATAGTTAGACTTTTCGAGTCTTTCTCTCATTATTCCAGACATTGCAACTTCCTTGAATGCGGAGTTCAAAACCGATGCGTGTTCTTCGATGAACTCTTGTGCGCTTTTAGTTTCCAAAATGGTGATGTCGAGCTGTGCTCCTTTTTGATGGAACAAAGTCTTCATCATATTATCAAAGAGTTTCCTTAATTTGGCGATAATCTTTTTCTGTGTATTCTCATCGCCTGCGATAAATCCAATTTTTTCATGGTTTAGCAAACTCAAGTATCGGTTGTGCAGCCCCTCATAGTCGGAGGGGCTCAGTCGAAAAAAGAGTGGGTTCGAGACTGTTTACCCTCCGCTTTGTTATCGTCTTCCTTCTCAATATCAACTTCTTTTTTCTTTTCAACAGGTACTGCAGCATTACGTCGTTCCCCTACAGGCATACTGTATTTCTCGGCGAAATAATTAGGATCAACCTCATATCTGTCGGCAATCATTGTCTCATAAGCGACCTGCTGTTCTGGTGTGTAGTCAACTGCGTCGTCCCATTGGAAACGAAGTCCTTTGAGAGGGAATCCGTGATTTATCATTCTTGGAATAAGCTGATTGTTGACGATGTCACGCAACATGTCCATATCGCTTTCAACAAGGTTCTCGAATACGGCGAGGTGGGTTTCAGACTGTGACAAACTGCTGCCGTCCTCTATGGTCATAGTCTGACCGATGATGAGTTTTGATAGCTCGGAGTTTGCTCTATCAATCCGCTTGTCGTAAACGTTGTACGAATCGCCTCGGCTGCTTTCGACAAATTCTATTTCTGTTTCAGTTGTAGCAACCATTGAAAGTGAACTGCCAGCTTTGTTTAGCATATCCATCAGTTTAGCTCTTTCCTTATCGTCTCGAGATGTTGTGCGTGCTATTCTCATAGGCATGCCGAATATTTCACCAAACGTATCCCAAAAAGCCAGCATGTTTTTCTTAGGAATTGTCTGTGTCGCAGCTTTAAGCAGCAAGCCTAAATCTTCAGTTTCTCCGGCTTCAATCAGCCAGTCTGTATATGGTGCTTCTCTATATTCTATTCCTGTGGTCCAGTCCTGTCCAAGATCTGTGATGATACGACCATATTCAGGAATGACGTGCTTTCTTGGCAGTAGTGTTACACCATCGTAGCAGATGCAGCCGTCGCCGTCTGTAGTGATATTGCCTAATTCTATTAGAGAATGCCCCCAATATATAGAATCGAGGGAGTATTTTAACAATTGTTTGAACCAGGATTGCTCGAAATAATGAAGTGCCTCATCATTGTCTTTCCCTTTGGCATCGACCAATTTGAAAGACCTGGACATGACGAATCCCTTACGTTGATCGATACAGCCGGACAAATGCAGGTCGATGCACGAATCGCGGTAGATATCGTATAATCTTTGCCTGTTCGGGCTATCGACATTGATAGCCATCTGCCATGCGTTACGCCAGTCACGCAGATCCTGGCGAGTGAGTGCGTCGGTGGCTTTTTGCAGATCGACGACGACCTTCTGTGCATGTTTCTTGTTCCCTTTGACAAGATTGAATTTGCCGAATGGCGTTGTTATTGTGTTGTCGGATTTGAATATTCCCGACACTAAATCTTTGAATCCCATATTACCAGTTGTGACGAAGTTTTTGTTGTGAACTATATAAAATACTTTCCCCTACGACATTACCATCTTCATTAGTTGATATAGGTAAGTCCGGAATGATTTTGCCTGCTTGAACGCCTTCTAACCATTTAATGGCTCTGTCGTAGCGTTCTTTTCGGATTTCAGAACCCATTTTCTGTGGCATTGACGAAGCCATGTGATATAGTGCGATGTCGCAGGCGATCATGACTATAACATGGTTTCTAAGATTGCCTTCAGCTTCGAATATTTTTTGGCAGTCATATTTGGGTCGTAAGTAGCCTGATATTTCTTCTTGAGCTTCCAACTCGGCATTAGCTCTGTTGGTCTGATCGGTCTGTGATATGACCTTGAGCGCATTTTCGCCAATTACAATTTTATAATCTTCTTCGGTAATAAACATGTCGGTATTATTTGGTGATGAATAATGCGTTCTTTTCTATGTCTTGAATGGTTGTTCCTTTGCGGAAACGTTTTCTTGAGATTAGTGCCTTAATCGTTTTTTTAGGAACAACCTTTAACCCTCCATTCAAGAGTATTACATAATATTTCAGCCCCGTGAGTTTGGAGAGCTTTTTTGCTTTTCTAATGGCATGTTTGTATCTCCATGCCCATATTATTTTTTTAACTAACTTCATATTACCATATATTTTTAGATGTCGGTCTTGCACCGAACATTGGTTTAAAATTATCCTGTCTTGTATCTTTCTGAAGATACCATATAGCACCTTCATCGGCATCTGGAGCATCATCATGAATACGGCTACCTCTTTCTATTGCGAGAGTCTGTTCAATACCAGCAACCATGTCAGGAGAGTCTTTCAGAGCTTCGTTATAGAATACAAAACCTCGTTCCCACAAAGGTGATATCGCCTCGATACGCTGTATCTTTTCGGGCTTCTTTCTCTTGTCTGGCAATATTGGCAGCTGATACCCTCTAAGATTGCCTTCAGTCGTGAACTCGTCGAGAATGATATCTTGCATGAAGTTGGCTTCCATAAAGAACTTTACCGCAGCATTTTCCGGTAAAGACTCGTATAAGTTGTACAGCCATCGCACCATTCCTGATACGGTGTCCTGACGGACGTAGCAATCTATCAGGTGTAACTCATTGCCGATTTTGCCCCAGAGTCGAGATGCTTTGTAGTCGTTGTTAGTTGTTGACTTGAACGAAGGGTCAGTGTAGCATACGAGCATTTCATATTTGTGTAGAGGCAGAACCTTTTTGTAACGAATCCATTCATGCTTGAAAATCGAACCATCTCTGATTGGATTATGCATCATCTCTTTTTGCCATGCACGATATCCTACGAAGTCGGCATATTCCTGAGCTTCTTCTTTAGTCCATTTTTCTTTCCAGACAGGTTCACCATCTTTATCTACGGCTTTGATCTCTGAAACATGAACACCTTTTGTTTTCGCAATGTTGGCGAGTACTGATGTTTTAGAAATCAAGTTGCCCACCATTATGAATCTGCCACGACCGACATCAAGCGCACCGAATAATGCTTCCTTGACCCAATCAGTAACTTCGTTGACCCTTTTTTCATTACGGCAGAGTTCGTCATCATCCAAGTCGTCGATGACTATGTAGTCAGGACGAGCTTCACGTTCACGCAAACCACGAGGTGACTGTCCACGGCCGCAGGCGAGGAAATTTACGCCGGACTGGGATGTGAATTCTCCATCCTGCCAATGACCGAGATTCTTCTGTTCGCCAAAGTCGGCGATGATACGCTGGTTGTATTCCAATTCAGCTTGGATGTCTGAAAGAAGACGTTGTGCTGAATCTTCACTTTTACCTACTACAACCATGAAATTGATAAGTCTTTTAGGTTGGAACATCAACCACAAAGGCATGAATATGTCAAAGTGTGTAGATTTGGCGTGTCCTCGAGGCCACTTGAATACAGCTTTCAAATTAGGAGTGTTCTTTACTTTGGTTGCTGCAGCGTTGTGGAAAGGGGCATTATGAACGACTCTTATCGCTTCTCCAGTGGTCTTGTCTCTCAAAGTAAGGAAGTGAGGAAAATAGTATTCACAAAAAGCAGCATAATCTTTCTGAAGACGTTGAATGCGTCTGTTCCTGTCAGATATAGATTCTTCAGACGAAGATAGTTCTGTCAGTGATTGAATGCGCTTGCAGTGTTCCTTCCACAGTTCTAATGCAACTTTTTTGTCCGTAGCGTTTGCCATAATGATGATTATTTTGTGACTTGTTCAGCGATGAAGTCATCCTGAAGACGGTTGATGATTTTGAGGAGTCCAGGAGTGATTTCGGAGTCTGTTTTGCTCCTATGTTCCAAATAGGCATTGAATGCCATGAATGTTTCTACATTGTCAACAACACTTGCTTTTTTGTCGAGTTTTTCTATCACAGAAGACAGCTTCGCCAGCTTGTCGCCAAGTCCTGCCAGGAGTGACGGGTCTTCGGACGAATAAACCTGTTCTATGAGTTTATCGATCGTAAGCAATAATTTGTTGACTAATTCCGGGCGAGTGATTTGTTTGGCGGCTCTCGCTTCTTTCCAACCGCCAGAGGTACACCATTTAGATAAGGTGACTCTCGAGACACCTACCTTTTCCGCTATCTCTATTTGCTCCATTCCGCTTAGGAAAAGTGTACGTGCCAATGATTTCTTTTTTTCTGTTTCTGCTTTTGTCATAGATGAAAAATTAATGATTACAACACTGCAAAATTGCAGTGTTATTATATATCCGGCAAAGAGTTATGCAATTGTTGCACAGTAATATGCAATCTTTTCTTGCTTTCTTTGTCAGGTGGAAAAGTGGGAGTAATATTGCATCGAAAAAAGCGAAAGATATGGGTAAAAGAGTACGCATTACAAATGACAGCCTGAACAGCTACGGAACAAGAGTGCTGACTTCAGGCATGAACGTAGATCAATATGAACGCAATCCGGTTCTTCTGTATCAACATAACAGAGGACAGGTTATAGGATATGTTAAAGATCTTAAAGTTGAAAATAATGAGGTGACGGGCGAACTTATGTTTGACTGCGCATCAGAACTCAGCCAGCGATGCAAGAAGCAGTTTGAGTTCGGGAGCCTTCGCATGGTGAGTGTCGGTATTGACATCTTGGAGACGAGCGAAGCAAAAGAACATCTTATTCAAGGACAGACACGTCCTACGATTACCAAAAGTAAATTATTCGAGGTTTCTTTGGTGGATATAGGTGCAAACGATGATGCCATTGTCCTGCAAAAAGACGGAGAACGCATAACATTAGGTAAAAACGAAACATCATCATTTTTACCGCTAATCAATAATAATAACAATCAAATTCAAACACAAATGGAAAAAAAAGAACTATGCCTCTTGTTAGGCTTGCCGGAAACGGCAGATGAAGCGACTATTAAAGCTGCAATTGGAGATTTGAAAAAATCTCAAGCGGAGTTTACTAAACTTGAAGCAGAAAAAGCGACTCTTGAAGTGGAACGTCTTACAGCTGCTGTCGATAAGGCAATTGGAGAGAAGCGTATCGACGCAACAAAGAAAGACCAGTTCGTGGAACTTGGTAAAAAGGTAGGCTATCAGGAATTGCAGAATATTTTTGCTGCTATGTCTCCACAAACCAAACTCAGTACAGTCATCGGACATCAAGGTGGTGCTCCTACAGGCGGAGAAAAGACTTACAAGAAATTGAGTGAGGTCTCATCTGATGAAATCCTCAAGTTGAGAAAAGAACAACCGGAAGAATACAAGAGACTTTACAAAGCTGAATACGGCATCGAATGTGAATTGTAGTCTTATAAATGGTTGTTTATTAAATGAATTATAAGTTTAACAAAAAAAACGAAAACAAATGAAAGTATTTATTTCAATGATTATGGCACTCCTTTTCAATTCATTTACAGGAGTCGCTTTGGGTTCTACGATAGGACTAACACCTCTGGAGTCAATTATTGGTGCTAATGCCATTGCCACATTGTTCGGTTCTTTTATGCCTTCTGGAGCCTTGTGCGAAGGCGTTTTGAAAGAAGTATGGACAGGCGAGCTTGTAAAGTCTTTGCGTGAATTTATGTCAGGTTCTTGGCTTAATCGCATCCCGGACCATTCAAGCATTGCCAATAATGATGTTATACATTTGGTTGAAGTAGGTGTAGATCCAGATGTGTTGGTTAACAATACAACATACCCGATACCATTACAGGCATTAAATGACCAGGATATAGCTATAAGCCTTGACAAGTTCCAGACAAAGGTTACACCGATTACAGATGACGAATTATATGCTATTTCTTACGATAAGATGGGTCGTGTCAAAGAAAGCCATGCCAATGCAATCCATGATAGTAAAGTGGCTAAATCAGCACATTCGTTATGTGCAAATGAAAATACAGATAAAACGCCAGTGCTGGCTTCAACAGGTGAAAGAGATGCTACAAATGGACGCTTGAAGTTTACAATCAAGGATTTGGCAAGAATGAAGTCGGCTATGGATAAACTGAAAGTTCCTGTTGCAAATCGTATCCTTGTGTTGTGTACAGATCACGTCAATGATTTGCTTGAAACAGATCAGTCATTCAAGGAACAATACAACATCAATCGCAATGATGGAACTATTGGAAGACTTTATGGTTTTGACATATATCAAGAATCCAATACTCCATATTACACAACTGGAGGTGTTAAAAAAGCTCTTGGTTCAACAGGTTCGACAGGTGAGTTCCAATGTTCATTTGCTTTTTATGTCAATAGAACATTCAAGGCTACGGGTTCTACAAAGATGTACTACAGCTCAGCTGAGACAGATCCTGAATACCAACGCAACAAAATCAACTTCCGCCACCACTTCATTTGTATGCCTAAAAAGGCTGATGCCGGTGTCGTAATGAGAAGCGGCTACAAAGCAAATGCATAATGGCAAAGTTGAAATATTTAGTCCTGCACTGTACAGCCACGCCAGAAGGCCGTGAAGTCTCCTCTGACGAGATACGAGCATGGCACACTGACCCGGTAAGCAAGGGTGGTCGTGGCTGGAAGCAGGTGGGATATACCGACATCATACATTTGGATGGTATGATTGAGCGTCTTGTTGATAACAATGAAGATGACAATGTAGATGCATGGGAGGTTACAAATGGAGCTAAAGGGTATAATACAGTGTGCAGGCATGTGGTGTATGTCGGTGGTTGCAATGCATCAGGTCAGCCTAAAGATACCCGAACAATAAAGCAGCTTCGAGCAATGAGGTGCTATGTTAAGGACTTCCATAGAAAACATCCTGATGTTCTAATTGTAGGTCATAGGGATTTGTGCAACAACAAGGATTGTCCGAGTTTTAATGTAAAAGAATGGCTTAAATCAATAGGAATAAATCAATAAAAGATATGGAGTTCAGCGTGATACTTAATTATGTTCTTGGCGGTGGTCTATTGGCTGCTTTGGTGGGTATTGTTACCCTGAAGGCGACTATACGCAAGGCAGAAGCTGAAGCTGACAAGGCTAAGGCAGAAGCCGAGACTGTACGTATTGACAACGCTGAACATGCCACCCGTATATTGATGGAGAATATTGTGCAGCCTCTAAAAAAAGAACTTAATGAAACAAGAGAACTTCTTCAGGAAACAAGGCAGGAACTGGAAGCCACCAAAAAAGAGCTCGGCTCGACCAAACGCGAAATCGCTCGCTTCAGGAAGGCTTATGAGTCTGCCAATAGTTGTAATCATAGTGACAATTGCCCTGTTCTTTACAAGTTGCGGAGTACGAAAGATGAGCAAAGTTCAGGAAGTCGCAGCAGTTCAAGTAGCAAGAGACAGCCTGCTGCGAGAAGTGCGATCGGTGGAACTTGTGACGATACCGAGGTCGGAGGCGAGTCTGAATTTGCCTCTTGACACAATAAGAAAAATGCCAAGGAGATCAGTATATCATTCTTCTTCAGGTCAAGCCAGTGTTGAGGTCTCGTATGAAAATGATACGATACACATTACTGCAGTATGTGATAGCCTGCAGGGACGACTTGAGTATTATGAAATCAAACTGGAGGAATACAAAGCATCCAATGAGCTGTATGAAGAATATATAGAGGAAATGGAGAAAACACGACCTAAAATCTTGCAATCGATATTGCTCGCATTCTTCTCGGGCATTTTTACAGGAATAATTTTCACAGTAATAATTAAACAAAAATTGAAATAA